CCTTATAACTACTTGATTCCCGGCGGTAGTCGTATCACTACAGCTTTGACTCCAGCAGCTACGGCAGTGTCTTCTGAACTAGGTGGTCAAGTCGGTCAAGCGTACACAGGTACTGAAGGTGGACGTACTATTGGAACATTAGTTGGAGGCTTGGTTAATCCTGCTGTCTTAGCTGAAGCAGGTTTGAATCAGATCACCGCAGGTAAGACTCTAAATCCAGATAAGCTGAATGCTTTGGCTAAAGAGTTTGGAGATCAGAAAGCTGCTTTAATGATTGCCTCGGCTTACACTGCTGATCCTAATCTCAAAGCAAAGCTCTTACGTGCTGCTGAGTTGGAAGCTGCCACAGGAGTTAAGATTCCTCTGTTAGCTGCCGCTGAAGGCTCTAACGTATTGATGCAGACAGCCCGTAGTCTTGCTGCTCGTGACTTGAAGTTTCAATCTGAGTATGCTCGTCTAGAACAAGAAGCAGCTACTCAGTTGGCTGCTCGTCAAGGTAGAGTGTTTGGTTCGATATCTGAAGCTAAGATGGCTAATGCCCTTGGAGCACCTACAAAGGTAGCACCTGCTGTTGAGCGTCGTGCTCGTACTGTCCAAGAACAGTTGGGTGATTTAGGATTAGCTTTTGAGCGTTCTGAGTTTCAAGAAGTAGGTAACAAACTGCGTAACTTGGTAACAGCTAAAGAGACTCAAGTCCGTAAAGAACTTGGCGGTAAGTATGATGCCGTTATCAGCAACGCTGAGACACAGGGCTATAAAGTATCGTCGCAAGAGACAGGAACTTTGTTTGACTTTGTTAACCAGTCTCAGAATGATGACATCTTCAAACGATTCCCTACTCTGTACCCGCTGATCAAAGCTAAGTTTCGTCCTACTCAAACTGAAGCTGGCTCTATGATTGATCCTGTAACAGGTCAGCCATTCATTGCAGCTTCTCGTGAGTTTCCTGAAGCTTCCATGAAGGACTTGGACAGTCTTAAACGAGCTGTTAACTTGTCTATGCGTAACGCAAGCGAAGAGCAGCTACCGACTTTGGTAGAATTGAAGAAGCAAGTTGGTGCAGTAATTGATAATATGCCTGAAGGTTTGGGCGACGCTTATCGCGCTGTGGACAAAGAGTTCTACTCTCGCATCGGTATTCCTTACGGAGCTAAGACAGTACAAGATGTCAAGTACAAGGACTTCGTTGAGCAGTCTATTCCAGCGATCACTAAGAACCGTACAGCTTTGACTGATTACTTGGCTAGTGTGGATCGTAACGATGCTATTCCGCTGATTCAAGATGCTTTCTTTGCTGATGCTACCCGCTACGGTGTAGTTAAAGATGGTGTGTTGGACGCTAAGAAACTGTCTCGTTACATGGAAGTTAACAAGGACACCTTAGCCGCTGTACCTGAGATTCGTGAAGCTTTTAAGAACATTAGTGGTGATGGTCTGGAGTTGACTGCTACTTTGGGTAAATTGACTGACTTGAAAAAGATTCAAGACTCTCAAGATAGTGCTAAGATCTTCCAGCGATTTAACTCATCTGGTCTAGACGGTGTAGCCTCTCAGTTCTTGACTAGCCCTGACTTCCGTAAGCAGTTCTTGTCTCCCGGCGGCGCAGGAACTAATCAACCAGCTATCAATACGCTTCGTGCCAAGCTTGTAGAAAGCGCCTTGTCGTCTAACGATCCTTTGCGTTACATTCAAGACAATAAGAATGCTTATGACCAGATCTTCGCTCTTAAAAGCAAAGAAGGCGGTAGCACACAGGTGTATGTAAAAGCTTTGAACGATTTGGCTGAAACAGCAAGTAAGTTGGAAACGAAGTTATTTGTAAACACTCCTTTGAAGACTGTGCAACGTACAGGTTTAGAGGAAGCTACTGGTGTGTCTCCTGCTGGCGCTGTGTCCGTCTTGCGTGATCGTATCGCTGGCCCTGTGTACAAGGCTATTAACCTCGGTAGTCGCTTCTTCGTGAACAAAGCAGACGCAGCTACAAAGGAAGAATTAGGTCGTTTCTTATCTGATCCTGATGCTGTCCGTAAGGTTAGTGCAGCTCTGAAACAACTCGATGGTCTAGATTTGACTGATACAAGTGCTCGTGCTGTCAAGCTAGCTAATGACTTGGGCGGTGGTATCGCTCATACGTTAGCTCGTCGTGGCGTGGTTGTTGGTGGTATTGCCACAGAACAGCAGCCTGAAAAGACTCAAGCACCTATGGAATACAACCCTAGCGAATACGAAATAGTGCAGTAATGCCTCTAATAATCCTTGCTGGTGCTCTCAAGGCTGTTGAGGCTATCCAGCAGGGATGTGAGCTATACAAAGAATACAAAGGTGTAGTCCTTAAAGCTAAGGAGACCTTTGATGAGGCTAAAGAGCACGTAGATGAAGTAGTAGGTCTATGGGAGTTCATCAAGAGTAAGTTGTTTCCTACGTCAAAGGAGCCTGATAAGCCTAAACTGCCGGAAACAATTACCTCCGCAGAAACTGCGGTGAATAAAGCTCCTAATCGCCGCATCAGCACTAGAGTACAACATAGCGAACAGGACATTAAAGCTGATCTCATAAAGAACTTGAAGATCTTCTTTAAAGCGATGATAGCTATGAAGAAGAAGATAACTGATCAGCAGTTACGGATAGATACTGAGTACATTGAACCTGATGAGCTACTGGACATATCTCTAGACCACGTAGTAGCTATGAAGGAGATGGAGAAGCTCCAGAAGGAGATTAGGGAGATCATGGTCTACCAAAGTCCTCCTGAGTTAGGTGCTCTGTACAGTGACGTAGTTGAGATGTTCGGGATAGTACAGGAGAAGCAAGAGATAACTCACTTGTTGTCTGTGAAGGCTCGGAAAGAGGAAGTATTAAAGAAGCATCGGCTTATCGCTAAGGTAAGGAAACGTATAGCACTAGTCGTAGTGATGATTATATTGGTACTGGAAATATGGGGACTAACAGCAGCGATTCTTCTAGCGAGACACTCTACGTAAGCTTCCTCGTGTTGCTTACCTTGTTGTTCTGCATCATCTTACCTTTTGAACTCTACTTATACATTATCGTAAAGGACGCTGTAGCGGCGTGTAAACCACTATGAACGACATACTATCAGGCTTACTTAAGAATATAGCACCCGGTTTAGCTACTGCTGTCATGGGGCCTATGGGTGGGGCTGCTGTGTCAGCATTGGCTTCTAAGTTCGGTGTGTCTGACTCAGTAGAAGCTGTTGCTAAGGCCATAGCTGGTGATCCTCAAGCAGCTCAGAAGCTCCAAGAAGTTGAACTTGAATTCTACAAAATAGAACAGAATAACCTGACGGATCGTTTGAAGGCTGATATGTCTTCTGACTCATGGTTGTCTAAGAACATCCGTCCAGCTACGTTGATATTCCTCCTGTTTGCCTATAGTGGCTTCGCTGTTGCATCTATCTTCGGTTTTGAGACTAGGGGCGCTTATGTTGAGTTGCTAGGTCAGTGGGGAATGCTCGTGATGTCCTTCTACTTCGGTGGTCGGACAATGGAAAAAATAGCTGATAAGGTAGGAAAGAAATAATGAAGTTTTTTGAGTTCTTAGATAAACAAGGTGCGGAGCTTACGCCTGAACAAGTCGTATGTAGGATCGTTATGATGGTTTCTCGTACCCTATGCTGTGTTATTTTAGCTGTGATCTTGACGTTGCTCTATGCCTTCTTCGATCCAACTATCGACAATAAAGACATCTTCGCCATCTTAGGCCCCGCATTCTCAACAATCATTGGTGGATTTATTGGTCTATTGGCTGGTATCAACCTAGCTGAACTAATTAAGAAAGGAACTGATGATGAACCTCAGTGAACACTTTACCCTTGAAGAGGCTACCTACAGCGAGACTGCTGTGCGTAACGGTATCGACAATCAACCTTCTACTGTCCAACTGGAGAACATGAAGGTAGCAGCTCAGAAACTAGAGCAACTGAGAGCCGTTACTGGCCCCCTGCGTATCAATTCTTGGTTACGTCTACCCGCCGTTAACGTGGCTGTTGGAGGCTCTAAGGTCTCTTCGCACATGGATGGTTGGGCTATTGATGTCTCCAGCTCTAAGCTGACTCCTCTGCAACTGTGTCAGGAAGTCAAGAAGGCTGGTATCAAGTTCGATCAGATGATCCATGAGTTTGGTCGCTGGATGCACATCAGCTTCGCACCTGAGATGAGACAACAAGAACTGACTATCTTCAAACCTGAAGGTAAATACAAAGCAGGTATCCTCACTGAAGAGGAATACCACAAAGCCTAAAAAGAAAGCCCCGTAAGGGGCTTCTTAGTTTCTACTATACGAAGAGGATTGCTACAGTGACAAACCCTAAGTGAATCAGGATAGCGTTAGCCATCTCGTACACATCTTCGTCAGTCTCAACAACGGCTTGCTCAGTGTGTTGAATACCGAGTACAAGTCCTCCAGACCATGAGAAGTCTACTATCATTACCAGTGCCTCCAAGTGTTAGCAATTATGTGTACGCAGGTGATCATCTCGACCACCCGCATGAGAACATTTGCGTTTTTAAATTTCGCAAACACCGGCAACACAGGCAAGCATTTGAGCGCCTTCCACATTATCAGTTTTCTCTGTCATAGCTTCCCAATCGATATTTGTGGGCATTTCCATAAGCATTGAAGCATATGTGTCCGCGTCGATGCTCTCATAGGGCGCTTGCCTGTACGTGCCCCCATCCATAGGCAAATACGATACGCCAGTAATCTCATCAAAGTTCTCCCATGTCCAAGCGCCTACCTTAGGCCACTCATTCTCATTGACTGAGATGGTCACTGAAGGCTTATGTTCACACCAGTGGCGCTGGAATGTCAACCACAAGTCCAAGTGTTCAATAGCACTCAAGTCCTCACGTAGACGAGCACCCTCAGGTGTCTTCATGGGGAAGGAGAAGATAGCTGTTGACTCAGGCTTCATCACACAAGGCTCCCAAGGGAATCCAGCATCCTTCAAGAACTGAGTGAGAGGATCTTTGGCATCAGAGCGTACACGACGAATAAAATAAGCACTGTGTTGAGGATGAATGCCACTAGCAGTACCAGTAAGCTGGCTAACCGTACCTTCGGGTTTGACACAGGTGATTGCAGCAGAAGCATTGATGCCAAGTTCAGCAGCAAGAGACTTATTAGTATCCACAGCAACATTCTTTAGCTCCTCTAAACGTGCTGGCAGATCCTTGTCGTAGGCATCATTGAGCAAGGTATTGTCTAAGATACCTGTCATGGAGACACCTAACAAACGCTCATCCTCAGTGTTAGTCTGCCACACCTTACGCAGGTACGGGAAGTTAGTCAAGGTCGATTGGAAGGTTCCCAAGATTGTCGCAATAGCGACTTTTTCTTTAAGAGACTCCAATGTATCCCCCGAACGCACAATAACTGAACTGAGGTTGCAAAATTGGTAAGGCCGGAGAATGATTTCAGAACAAGGGTTAGTACCCCATTCTTTACCGAGTACACGACGACCATTCTTAGACGCTTGAATCTCAGACGCATAGCGGTTAAAAATGCCACGCTCTCCTGAATGACTTTCATAGATATTGCTCCACTCTCGCATGAATTGACCCACATCGGGCTTGACATCGTACACAGCTGAATTATTAGCTAAGGCACGTTGACCGTTACCGTCCCACCAGTTACCAGCTTTAGCGTGAGCCATACGATCATCGTCTAAGTCAGACAGAGAGATCATCGCTGATCGACGAACTCCACCGACAACCACAACTTCTCCAATTTTACAGAGAATATCATGTGCTTCAATCGAGAAGAGCTTGCGGCCTTGGGCAGTCTTAAACTTAGCGACCACGTACTTAAAGAGTTCGACCAACGGCTCTGGGCCACTCGCACGTCCCCCGAAGGTCTTGAGGCGTGTACCAGCAGGGCGCACAGCAGAGACATCCCACTTAGGTACTTCTCCCGCCCACAATAAAGCGAGTACCTGTCGTAGCGCCTTAGCCCATCCCTCTTTGGAGTCTTTAACGTAAACCACAGTACTAGACTCATAAAGCTTTTCAGGGATTTCAGGTAAACGATTGACATACTTACGCTCCACGGAGAAACCTACGCCTGTACCACACAGGAGGATGTACATAGCCTCATCGAAAGCTTTAGGGTCGTCAATGGGTAAGAATGAACAGTTATAACCAGCTACGTTCTGACGCTCCAGTGCCTCACCTGAGGTCATAATTGATCTCATGCTAGGCATCACATCCAAGTTGACAATAGCAGTGTTAAGTCGGATGTACAGTGATGCTGGCATTGTGTAGCCGTGGTTCTTCTGAAGGTGTTCCTGCATGAAGTCCAAATAGCGTTTAGCTGTCTCAGGCCAGTGCTCACGGCGACCTTTATCGTCTAGGTATCGTGAATAGCGCGATTTTGCTATGTAAGTTTGGTACGGGGTCATTGTTGATGTCATTTATTGTTCTCAAGTTCAATTAGTTTTTCAAGATAATGGATTGCCTTTTGGAGGTCGGCTATACCGCCCTTGTCTTTCCAGCGGGACACGTATTTTACACAGTTTCCTTCAAAATAGCCAAGGTTATTTGCATAAATGTAGTCCCAAGGTTGAATTTCTTTCTCCTTGTAGTGCTTTCCACTTACTTGTTTAGCATTTGCGCTGCTCAAACCTGCTTGATACTCTTCAATTTCTCTGAGTGTTGGTTTCATTGTGTGAGTACTTTCGTTCTAAATATTCAATAGACAGGAACATCTCATCGAAGTGTCCATCCTCTACCTCGTTCATAACCAATAAGCCTCGCCAGTGACGATTACTCAGTTGATCCATGTAGTCCTCATCATGAAGGTAATAGCTACCAGCGACAATAGCGCATATAGGCTTCCCATCAGCACGTTTCCCATAGGCGATCTGCTTGCCCTGTTGATGTCCTGCCACACAAGACATGTGAAGCTTGCTAATAATAGCAGCGGGAGAAGCAGCAGGTCTCCCCATAGCGCCAACAGGCCAATAGTGATTGAAGCCAACACCATTAATGAATACAGGACGTAAGAACTCATGTACTTCCCAATCTTTCAAGTTGAGGTCATCATAGGTGAGTAGCCCTTCAAGCATTGGATTGTTGTTCACAGCCCTCGTGAGGCGATGCTCATGGTTACCTTTCAAGAACACCATACGAGGCTTGTAGACCTTCTGTTTAGCCTCTTTCTGAGCCTTCTGGAGTGCATGAAGAGGGTTCAGTAAGGTCAGCATACCTGTGTTCCCTGCGGCTACGTCAGCTAGGTAGCGTTTACCTTCAAAGTACTTGCTACCCGCTTTGTCGTGGCTTGAGAGACTGGGGAAGTCCCAGTGATCACCGAGGTGAACTACGATATCTGGACGGTACTCACAGATTGCTTTCCCTGCCCATGTAAGGTGCTCTTGAGGAGCATCTGGTTTACATTGTGTGTCTGGTATGACTAGGATACGCATTATGCAAACACGTTCTTAGGTTTATAAGGGTAAGGGAGTGTTTCGTAGACTTCAGGATGAGCTAACAAGAGCTGCTGAAGAACATTGTCATTCAAGCTACGTCCGTAACCTGCGAAGGGCTTACCTGTATGATCATCCACTTCGTTCAAAGGGTACTCAACTGAGTAGTACACTTGCTCTTTGATGTTGTAGCCGTAGTGTTTCTCCATCTCGTCTAAGATACGATCTAGGACTTCCATCCAAGTTGTGTCATGGGGTTCAATAATGATTGTTTGCTTGAGAGGTCGTGTCTCACCAAACTCATCAATCCACTCATGCGTCACCATCTCAAAAGCCCAATAGTCATCATCCATGACCGTAGGTTCTTCCTCAACGAAAGCTACAGGTTTAGCCCACAGGGACATGAAGTTACTCTGTGCGTTCGCTACAGCAATTTTAAACTGATCAAACATAGTTGTTGGTTCCTTTGTAATGTTCAAGTTGATTTTACGGAAGTAGTCTTCCAGAAGTTTATGTGTCATTGAAGTCTCCGTCTACAGGATGATACACCACCCATTGTGTCTCAAAGATGCCGTTACCGTAATCTTTTAAGACCTTAGATGTTGTAATTAAACGACACCCTAGTCTAGGATGGTCAGTCACGTAGACTTTGTAGCACCCTTCCATCCAGTCAGGCTTAAACGGAGGGCTTTGGTAGTGAACTATCAGTTTCGACATCAGGGTACTCCTCATCGTCACGGTACTTCTTAGCTCCTTCGATACCTCGCTCAAGAGCTGTGATGATACCTAAGTGCAGAAGTGCTAGTCGTTCCTCATCGTTCATGTCGAACGTATAAGTTGCGCTACCATCTTCATGTTCCTTGCGTAAGCTTACTTCCATTGTGAATACTCCTTCTACGTTCGTTTAGCCAATCTTGGGGAATTGTTTTGTCTGCGTACATAAAACCGTTTTTAACACACCACTGAGCATACGTTGTGTACGAACCCTTGTTTAGCTTTTGTTTGCTATTCGAGAATACGAAACGTATATCCAAGTGTGGTTGTTGTCTCTTGATGAGCATGTGTTTCTTACGGTCAGCGATAAGGAAGCGTCCCTTAGTCTCTACGATGATTCCGTTATCGAGCACAAAGTCAGGAGTATATTGATGTTCACTCGCTGGTTTGATGTACTTGATCTTAGTCTCTTCGTAGGTAAAAGGAACCCCTGCCTCAGTAAGCATCTTAGCTACGTCCTCTTCTAAGCCTGATCTGAAACCATGCTTTAGAGCCACAGCTCGTTTGCTCATTGTTTTACGTGTAACCATTACGTTCTTGTCCGTTCATACTGATGTAACAAAGCACCGAAGGCATCCACAAAGATCTCATCGTGCTGAGTATGTCCCATAGCGAACATGATAGCGTGGACGAGTTCATGGGAGAATGTTTGTTCAGTGAAGTTCTTGTTCATACCTGAGCGAAGATAGATGATGAATGTAGCACAATCACACTTACCGTACTCGCTCAAGTCCTCTACGTACTTGACTGTCCACTCACATCCAACAAGGTAGAAAGATGAGGGCACGTTTGGTTTGGTGTTCTTCGCAACCATAAAAGTCCTAGGTTTTCATCGACACGAAGTTGATTACCATCGTAAGCTTTGAGACAAGCGTCATAGTATTCCTTTGCAGTTGTACAGTCCTGTAGAAGCTTCTCAGCCTTCTTAGGCCCTATGCCTTTCAAGCCGATGATGTTGTCAATACGATCCCCTGTGAGCACCTGAGTGAATAAGTTACGAAGACCTTGCTCCTCAGTAACGTAGTACTCCTCATGCTTCACAAAGT